ATACCCTCATTTCTAAAAGGTGCATCTGCAACAATATATGTTTTTCTTCCTTGTTGTTTTTCAAACTCTTCTGGTAATGTTGAGAACTGCAATGCATCTCCAAGACCACCATGCCAAGCCTTTAAATAGACATCACTCATACTCTATTCTTATAGTATTCCTGATTTTTATAGTATTCAATCAATTGTTCTTTTGTTAAAACTTTTAATTCTTCCCACAACTGATTATTTCTTTGCATATGTGGATTATGAAACCATGAATTTTGTGTTCTTTGATGCTCTAAATGATAAGCATGCTCATCAACTCTTCCTATCTTATATCCAAGAGTTTTCCAACGATGATGTCTCTCTACATCCTCTGGTGCATATGCAATAAATCCTTCATTCTCTAAGTAACCATCTATGTATACTTTACGTTTGAAAAATTGAACCATACCATACTCTGCCCAACCTTGTCCCTGTTCACTTTGATAATAAAAATAACGATCATCAAAACACTCAGAATCAAAATCATTATTTAAAAAATTAGATACAAAATCACCTTCCTCAAAACCATCCATATCTTCTTGTGTTTCAATAGTGAAACCAAGATTTACTTTCCTTTCACCATGATTACCATAACGATATGGATACACTACATCATATTCACCTTTCAACATTTGAACTGCATTGATATAGCTACTAATGGGGAGAATCAAATCAGTATCATAGTTAACTACAATATCAGTTTTAGATTCCATTACCATATCATTCAGAATTTTTGTGCGATGAAATGCATCATCAGTTCTTGTTTCTTTTTCAAAGATATGAACAAGGTTACTTGTGTCAACTAACCTTTCAATAATAGGTAATGCGAACGTTTCAAAACGACGTTCTGAATCAACTTCCTTTATCATAACTGTGGTATCAAAATTATGTAAAAGATATGATGTCGATAGAATCACATTACGAAGACGATCTCCTGTGTCAATACGTAAGGGGATTATAAATGTTGTGTTTTTTAAATCAGTTTTCATCAATCATTCTCCAACTTCTAGGGAATAAATCTATAGTAGTTTTATTTGCATTATTAGGACCAAACCATCTATTAGGATAGATGACTTCCTTATATGGATTTTGACTCAACCATGCACCCCACCATGAAAACGTAGAGTTTGCAATAATAAAATCAGCACATTGTGTCATGAGATATAAGTCATGATATGAACTATTTGATTGTGATACAAGGAATCTATCATCATTAAATAATTTCTGTTCAAAACACCACTCAGGATCGTCAGAAAAAATAACAACTTGTCTATCATCATCAAAACGATCTAATCCGTTCTCATAATAACTCATAGGTAGATTATGATGATTAGCAGAGTTAATTAAAAAATCACCTCTACGAATATGTAATCCAATTGGATAATCAAATTGTTTAAGTATTGGTTTACATTCATCAATTATTTCTTTTTTAAATTTAAAATCTTTGATAATCTCATCTCGGATATTTAAGAAATATTTTGGTGATTGAAAAAATCCATACAAAGAACTATTGTCAGGACAATTATTATATAAGTCCTCATCAAAATGAAAATGAGCTTCTTGAATATACTCTTTAGTTTCTATAAAACCATAGTATTTACTTTCAATATTAAATGGTTCAAACAGTTCAATACGTAAAGTATTACCAAGACCATCTTGAATCGCATCACTGTGCTTTGGAACAATATAATCCAAACCACGATTTCTTGCAATACCTTTTAATGCTGCATATTGAAACATCTGGTTTCCCAGTTGTCCCATTTTACCAAGATAATTTAATCCAATCATCGGGTATCAAATCTTTTGTGTCATTGTCTTTGAGAAGTTGCGGACCGAACCAAGGGTCTGGTGCGATCACAGGATTTTTACGATCTTTTTGTAACCACGCACCCCACCAACTTAATGTGCTTGGGGATATTATAGCACCATCACACTGACTCATCAAGCATAAGTCAACATATGGAATAAAAGACTTACGATATACTCCATCTCCCTCCATGCATTTGTGATCGTATTGTTCAACTTCCTCATTGATAAAGAATCTTTTATCTTCAAAGAATTCTTGTTTACGACACCAATCAACGTCATCACTTACAACTAAAACTTTTGAATCAGAATCAAAATGTTCTAATGCTTTCTTATAATAATCAAATGTAGGAACAGGATGTAGATGTTCTCTACCAACGTTATCCCCACGACGAACATGTAAAAATATAAGTTTATCATGTAAGCATGTAAACTCTAAACATGGTTCTCGAATATCATCTACAAATTCAAAGTCTTCTCTAATTTCTTTTTCAATATGTTTGAAATATTTTTCACTCTGTAAATATCCATCTATGTTAGTATTATCCTCACAATTATTAAATAAATCTTCATCAAAATGAAAATGAGATTCCCACCTTGTCTTATAAGGAACCTCATCAATATGTTTTAAATGATGTAACTTAAATGGGTCATGCATTCCATAGTTTGCAGTTCGTGTTCCGTCTGGTGGAATACAAAAATCATATCCATGTTTTGCTGCGATGCCACGAAGAGAAGCATACTGGAAGAGTTGATTACCAAACCTTCCATTGATACCTAATCTATTGTAACCAATCATAATTTAATTTCAAAAACCTCTTGAGTTGGTTCTTCATAAATGATTCTCGGATCGCATTGATCTTTGAGTGAAGAGTCAGAACAATACACTATATATCCTTCATTTAAAAGGTCTAAACATAGACGATATTGTTGACTTTCAGTAAGGATATCAGTCTTCGGTTTGTATGTCAAATAACTGAAAAGAAATGGTAACTTCTTCTTATTCTTATTGATAAAATATTCTTTTAAAAATGTTGCATGATCTTCATTAAAGGCATCAGTTACCTCACCAATATTGTGACTCACACCTACTTTGCTAGCGTAAGATGCAAATGCACGATTATCTCTTGGAAAACAAGGACCACCAAATCCAAAACCATATCTCATATATTTTTTACCAATACGATCATCAGATCCAATCGACATTAATACATTATCAATCTCATCTTCCATACCAGACAGTGTTAATACCTCACCTAGCATATTAGCGTAACTAATCTTCGTAGTAAGAAAACAATTGACAGCAATCTTAGTAACTTCTGCTGCTTTTGTACTCATAAAATAGATAGAAGGACTAATGAATCCCATCTGTATTTTTTCATACATCTGTTCAAGTTCTGTCTTATGATTTCCATCTCCACCAATCAATACCATGTCGGCATTTTGTAAGTCTCTGATTATAGATCCTTGTGCAATGAATTCTGGATTGTAAAATATATCAATACCTGTGTCTTTAAGTGCTTCTTGGAAGTCATTGCAATCACCAGGATTAGTGGTGCAACCAACAACTAATGATTTTTCTTCTAATAATATTGGAATATCTTTAAAATCATTTATAACTTTCCATACTGCACTCACATCATAACTTCCATCTGCAAGTGACGGAGTTGCAACCAGAGTGAATATCAAATCACATTCTGATATAACTCTAAGATTATCAGTTGTAAATTCAATGTTCTTTGCATTAGAAAGATACTGTTGAACTTCGGGTTCAGCAGTATCAATAATACCTTTTTGTAAACTATTAATATAATCTACACGATTATCAGATGCAAGGACTTCATATCCTGCTTTCTCAATCAATAGAGCAAGGCAGATTCCTAATCTACCTGCTCCAATTAATCCAATTTTCATAATTTGAATGTTGGGATAGGCTCCATTTTATGTTTGTTTTGTGTGTTGAATTTTTCTAAAACTGCAACACCAGGTCCCGCACCTGTTTCCATTGCTTCTTCTAACTCTTCATAAGATGCACCTAATTGTGATTCATCTGTGCGAGAGTCATCCCATAAACCATCAGTTGGTTGTGCATCAACAATACGTTGATCAACTTCTAGATATTCACCTAGTTCCCAGACTTCCGTTTTATAAAGGTCAGCAATAGGGGCGATATCAACACCACCGTCACCATACTTAGTATAAAAACCGACTCCATAATCCTCCACTTTGTTTCCTGTTCCAACCACTATACCACCAACTGTACCTGCAATCTGATACAGAGTCACCATACGCATACGTGACTTAGTGTTTGCATTTGCATGCTCACTTGCAGTAAATTCTTTTTTATCATAGTGCTGTGCTTCAGACCACCACTCAACTGATTTTAAGAAACTTTCATATACACTAGAAAGTTCAACTTCAATTCTTTTTACATTATCATACTTTTCTGCAAGTCCTTTTGAATGAACATCAGAAAGTTTTGTATTTGTAAATTTAGAATCAAGAGGCATACACACAACGTATGTGGGTAAACCTGTTCTTGCACATAGAGAGGAGACAACAGCAGAATCAATTCCACCTGATACTCCTACTACAAATGCTTTTATACTATGTTGCCAATAGTAATCTTTTAACCATCCAACAATTTTATCTGTTAGATCTTCATAACTGTCAATACGTGTCATTTTATCCAGAAGCTAATGTTTCGAGTTCTTGTTCTGATTGTAGCACATTTTCGTCTTGTGTGCTGTATAATTGCAAACATATCCAATTATATGTTTTGCGTATTCCTTCCTCTAAGGATTGAGAATAGTCCCAATTAAGTTTTTCTCTTACAAGATCATTGTTTGAGTTGCGTCCACGGACACCAAGAGGTGCGTCGAGTATGTGATCTCTACCTATGGATTTCTGTGCTACTTTCGCAGTTATTCTAACCAACTCATTAATTGTAACCATCTCTTCTGAACCTATGTTAACAGGTCCCATAAAGTCTGATTGCATCAATCTCCAAGTTGCTTCAATACATTCATCAATATACAAGAAAGATCGAGTCTGTTCTCCATCTCCCCACACTTCGATAGTGTCAGCTAGACCTGCATTTGCGACTTTACGACAGATTGCTGCTGGTGCCTTTTCTCTTCCCCCTTCCCATGTTCCTTCTGGTCCGAAGATGTTGTGATAACGAGCAACCCTAACAGGAATATCATAGTTGCGATTATAAGTGAGATATAACCGTTCACTGAAGAGTTTTTCCCATCCATATTCGGAATCAGGGTTGGCAGGATAAGCGGATTCTTCACGACAATCGGGGTTATTAGGGTCTAGTTGATTATGTTCTGGGTACATACAAGCAGAACTCGAATAGAATATCTTTGTATGATTTGTTTTCTTATCTTTGTTTAACTTCTTTTGTTCTTCTAATAGATTTAAGTTTATAGAGGCAGAGTTGTGCATGATGTCTGCATCATTCTCTCCTGTAAATATAAATCCTGCACCACCCATATCAGCAGCGAACTGATAGATCTCATCAAATGGTTCTAGAAACTTGTCCACGATCTGTGAATAAAAGTTTCCTCTATATCCACCAAAACGAATGACTCTACGAACAACTTCGACATCTCTAAGATCCATACAAACAAATTCATTTGCTTCTGTCTTAGAAAACTCAGGGTATTTTAGATCTACACCTCTTACCCAATATCCTTCTTTACGCAGTCTTTTTACCATATGACTGCCAATAAATCCACCTGCACCAAGAACAAGTGCGGTTTTTTTGTACTCTCTCATATCCTATATGAATAGTCGATCAATGTATTTAGTATAAGAAAATTAGGATGGTTTGTCAACTCTCCCATAATCGTCTTGAAGTCTTACAATATCATCCTCTCTACACTTTCCTCTCTGCACTTCGATAAATGTTACACCATCAGGACTTGCTTCCATACGATGAATTGCTTTCTTCGCAATAAACATATCATCACCGTCATTCATAATGAAAACGTTTTTATTTACAATCGCCTTACCAGAACCTTCCACTACTGTCCAATGCTCATCACGATGATTGTGATACTGTAATGACAGTTTCGTATTTGGTTTTAGATAAATCTTCTTCACCTTATAGTTCTTACCCTCATCAAGGGTAATGAACCATCCCCACGGTCTAAATTCAAACTTTCTCATTATTATTTTTAAGTGTTATACACTCTCAATGTGATCTTCTAATTCTTTAATTAGTTTAGATTTGCTATATCTACGATCTAATTCGATCCCAACAGTGCGACCATATTCTTCAAGTTCTTCTTTTGACATATCAGAAAATTCTTTCTCATCAGAGATTGCATCTGCAATTACTTCTTCTGGTCTAGGTGCTTCTTCAACTGGTTTTGGAACCTCAGTTTTGAGGGTCTTACCAGATATAAGATCTCCAAAATGTGACATTGTACTATACTATGTGTTCTACAATTTTATTTATCACAAACATAGCAAGGCACGCCAGCAGGGTCTAACCACTTTGTATATTCAAAGTCTTCGATAGCAGTTTTCATCTGCATGAAGTTATCACAAAGGTACATGTCCTTGTATCCATTGTGATTGTTCCACTTTTGAATACGATAGTCTGGATGTCCATTCTCTAAGAGATCAGGCATCTTTACATACCTGTATGGATCATTCTGGCATAATACTTCAATCATAATAATATATCTTACTCTCCTATTATAATGTATGTTATTCTACTAGTCAAGTGGACACTTGAAGAAGTGTCAGGTTCTGACTATGATATCACCATCGTCCTCATCATCATCATCTTCTTCTTCCTCTGGATTAAAAACCATAAGTTCCTCTCCATATTTAACACCTTCCATTTCTGGATGAGGTGCTGGCATTCGATATGCTCTCATCGCATCATCGTAAGTTTTTACAGTTCTCTTATCAAACTCAGAGATTGTAGATCTCATCATCATAAACATGTATACACATGTCATACCGAACACGGCTGCAAAGCACATGAGGTATATAAAAACAGAAATGTCGTTCATCTAAATGGCCAAACTTTTTGAATAGGAACCTGTTTTACCTTATCAATAATATCAGTTTCTATCTTATCTAATATATTAACATCTAAATCCATGAATGGTGGGATAATACCTAACATTCTTAACAATCCGTCAACAAACAATGCAAGTGTAGTGAATCCAAGAATCATACTAATAACAGTTGCATCACGATTGTGTTTTGCCATAGAGGCTTCATCAATCTTGACTGCTTCTTCAACTGCTTCCTTTACAGCATTCGCAATCAGTACATCTATCTCTTCTTTGGTGTAGGTGTACTTCCTTATCTTTTCCTCCGTCACAGTCCTTTCTTTAGGGACATCAGACAAAGGAAACTCTGTAAT